CGGAATGCTGGACAATTGGTGAAAAGGAAATCCCGTGCAACTCGCTCGAAGAAGCGTTGATCGTAGGAATAGAGATACTTAATCGTGGGTAAGATAACCTACGCAGATGAGATAGACGCGCGCTTTGGCGTACCTTGGACAGATGACTTNAAGTATGTAAAGGGCGAGTTGGAGTGTGCNTTAACAGATGAGGAGATAGATAGGTTGACTGTACAAGATCCTGTACGCGCAGAAACACTTACTCGCTTGCTTCTTGACCAACCAAACAGTGAGAAGGAAGATCCAATCGAATGGGGTTGGACTCTTCCTGGGTGGCGTAGGGTCATGGAGAATTGGAAGGATACAAAAATCCATGTTTGCTTGGGTGGTAACAGAAGTTCCAAGACTACCTTCGCTTCTCGCTTGCTTGTACATTTGGCACAAAACATACCCGAAGCAGAGATACGTTCTTTGCATGTCAGTGAGGAAAGAAGTATATCAGATTCCCAGCGTTATATATGGGACTCGCTTCCAGCAAGGTACAAGAGAAGTAAGAAGAAGAGTGAGAATCATTCACTGCAATACACACAGAAGAATGGATTTAATGCAGGTAAAGCAATCCTTCCACCCACCCATCCAGATGCCGAGCGTGGGAGTACGATATACTTTAATAACTACAGGCAGTACATGGCAGACCCACAAATCTTTGAGGGATGGGCAGCCCATACTATACACGCAGATGAAGAAATTCCTGAAAATATTTTTAACACGCTATTGGCGAGACTNACNGATAATCATGGTCGCTTGATTTTGACCTTTACGACCNTGCAAGGTTACACGCCATTAGTGAATAGTTTATTGAAAGGAGCTACGACAGTCAGGTCNAAGTACTCTGCGTTAATGGATAAGGAACTACCTACTGAACAAGTGTCTGCTAATTGGCCTGACTGTCGGATCTATTACTTTTGGAGTCAGGATTCACCCTTTGTAGATTCCAATGAACTTGTGCGTACTTATAGTAAGCAACCACAGGAGGTAAAGCTTGCTCGATTATTTGGTATTCCAAGCAAGAGCTTTGAAGGAAAATTCGCAAAGTTCCAGCGTGAGACAAATGTAATAGAACATAGTAAGATTCCTTTTGTCCTCGATCCAACTGTATCGGTAACCCGTTACTTTATATGCGATCCAGGTGGTAGTAAACCTTGGGTTGGATTATGGGCAGGTGTGACCAAAGATGGGAAGATATATGTCTATCGTGAGTTCCCCGACAGTACGATGGGGGCATGGGCAATCCCACATATTAATGGTGCTGGTAAGGCAGTGGGTAAACCTGGCCCTGGACAACGTCCACTAGGATTTGGATACTCACAGTACAAAGATTACTTTGAGGCACAGGAAGAAGGAGAGGAGATATTTGAACGGATAGTTGACCCACGAATGGGTGCAGCCACAGTGCGTACCAAGGAAGGGGAGAGTAATATTATTAATACAATGAGCAACATGGGATTTGTATTCCGTGCTGCACCGGGCGTGTCCATAGACTCTGGTATTGCCAAGATCAATGATGCACTTAGCTGGGATGATACAGAGTCCATGACAGAGACAAATTGTCCCAAGCTTTACTTCTCTGACCATTGTGAAAATACAATATCGTCCATGCTTGAATATGCTGGAGAATCCAAGAATGACTACTTTTCTGACCAAATTGACTGCTTGCGTTACCTATTTGTAAGTGGTGCGGAACATATCACCCATCGTGACATTCAAGTCACAGGTGGTGGTGGGTATTAGATTGACTACATAAGGCTACTTTTGTAGCTTTATGCTACACATGCTCTCTGCCAGCGATCCAGAATTACTTTATGTCTCCAAAGAACCTGACATTGCCTACCTAAGTGAAGCGTACAAGCGCACACAAAGTGATTTGGGCGAGTGGCTAGACCGCAGGCAAAGAGACTACGATACTCGTCATTGCTTATGGTCAGGCAAGAGTGATGACTTTAAGAAGCACGCTTCACAAAGTTCAACAGGTGAGGTATTTCCTTGGGAAGGTAGCTCGGATCAAGAAGTAAAAATGGCAGATGAGTTAATCTCATGCCGAGTTGCCATGTGTATGAATGCAACAAGACGTGCGCACATAGTAGCCACACCCACAGAATCAAGTGATGTTGAGCGTGCCAATGTAGTGAGTATGTTCCTTCGTTGGTTAATCAATTCCAAGATGCAAGAGTTCTATCCTGAGATTGAACTTGGATTGAATCATTTATTTGAGAAGGGCATGATGGTACATTACTGCTGGTATGAGAACCAAGAACTCAAGCAGCAACAAACCATTAAGCTAGAAGAGATTGCCCAAGTCCTTCCACAAATTGCCGGAGCTATACAGGATGGCAGCATGGATGAGGAATTAAGTGAGGCACTAAAAACGCAGTTTGATATTAGCAAGTCCAAGGCACGGGCAATGTTAAAAGAAATGCGCAAGGATGGAGAAACCACAGTTCCTGTTACTCGCCAAGTTGTAAGCAGACCTAAGATTAAAGCCCTTGCACCAGATGAGGATGTATTTTGGCCAAGCTATTGTATCGATCCACAAGAAGCACCATATATGTTTCATGTTGTNTCNATGACACCAGAGCAATTAAAGGCTAAAATTAGTACCGAAAATTGGTCAGAAGAGTTTGTGGATGCTGCTATTGATGTGGCAGGGCAGGGGGAAAGCTCAGACGATAATCTCTACCAACTGCGTGATGATGATGAATTTACAAGAACGGATGATAATAGCTTGGTTCGAATTGTGTACTGCTATCAAAGACTATTGGATGAGGATAATGTACCCGGTATTTACTGTACCATATATCAACCCCACCTACCTGATCTTTATGCCAAGCATCAATTACTTGATTACTCGCATGGGAAATATCCATTCGTAGTTACCACCCTTGAAAAAACAAGCAAGAAACTTTACTCGTCTAGGTCATACCCGGAGCTTATCGAAAGCCTTCAGCAAGTACTCAAGGCAGAAACAGATGCAGCGGTTGATGCACAATCGCTTACCACTTTACCACCCCTAGAACACCCAATGGGGCGTGCCCCCACGAAGTGGGGGCCTGGGGTACGTGTTCCATACCGCACGCCAGGAGAGTATAGATTTGCAGACACACCTCGTGGATCAGCAGTAAACATTGAGTTGCGTAGATATATTGCAGAACAAGCAAATCGATACTTTGGAAGGAACGCACCGGGTGTAGATCCTGTGGAAGCACAGATGAAACAACAGGAGGTGATAGATAAAGTATTTCACCACCTCAAGCATGTACTCGACCAAGTGTACTCTCTTTACCAGCAGTATGGGCCAGACGAAGAATACTTCCGTGTTACAGGAATGCAAGACATGCAGAAGTATGCCAAAGGAAACCCTGGTGAGAGGTTTGATTTTTACATGCAGTTTGATGCAGCCACACAAGACCCAGAGCAAATGCTTGATCGTGTAAAAGCAATTGCCCAACTTGGCGCACAACTCGACAAGAATGGCACGCTTGACACTGAGCGATTATTACAAATTGCAGTCGGACAGATTTTACCAGGTGCTGCGGAAAGTATCATGCTTCCCAAAGAAACCGCTTCACAGAAAGCAATGGATGAAGAAAGACAGACCATTGCAGAAATCTATGCTGGCGTACCACCCAATGTTAAACCAAATGATGCCCACGAGATGAAGTTGCAGATATTCCAGCAATGGTTAGCTCAACCCGATGTAGCACAAAAGGTACAACAAGATCCGGCATTACAGGAGCGTATTCAAAATTACCTGCAACAAAGACAGATGCAGGTTCAGCAAAAAGAGAATGCGACAATTGGAAGATTGGGAGCAGCACCCACACAATTTGGATCAACAGGAGCAGCACAAACAGGAGGATAAAATTATGCCACCGATGGGAAAGGGAACTTACGGGACTAAGGTTGGAAGACCTAAGAAGAAAATGACTAAAAAGAAATGTGGTGGTCGTAAGAAAAAATGATTACCTACCGCAAAGAGAAATTTAGCGGTTACAATAAACCAAAGCGCACACCAGGTAAGTCCAAGAAGTTTGCCGTACTTGCCAAGCAAGGAGACGATGTAAAGCTTGTACGCTTCGGAGATCCAAAGATGTCCATTAAGAAAAGCCAACCTGCACGAAAGAAGAGCTACTGTGCAAGGTCAGGTGGGATAAAAGGAAAGACAAATAAACTTAGTGCCAATTATTGGTCACGCAAAGCATGGGATTGTTAGATGTCACTTTATAAAAATATACACGCAAAACGAAAACGTATCAAAGGTGGAAGTAAAGAGAAGATGAGAAAGCCTGGAACAAAAGGCGCACCCACTGCCAAGGCATTTAAGAAAGCAGCCAAGACTGCAAGGAAGCGTAAGTAATGTGTCCCACCTGCAACGAGAAGTGTATTGGATCATATTGTTGGTCATGTTCTTCATCGAGCGTGAGGTAATGGTGGATACTCTTTTTATGTTTATAAATGTAATACTAACACTAACACAATGAGTCCCCGAAAAAGAAAAACCTACCACGATATCGACCCCGAAGAAGCAATAACTGCTCTATCCACTTTAAAGAACGATCCTCACTTTAAGAAGTATATTGAAATGCGAGAAGCAATGAGGGAAGAAGTCATCCGACAATTGCAGACAAAAGCAATCATAGACTGCACCAATCGGCACTACATGATGTGTGGAAAGCTTGAAGCAATAGACGAGGAACTAGATACTTTTTATAAACTTTAGTTGGTTATATAGTAGTTAGTATAAAGCCCTTGCGACTTTTTGGGGATTTAGTCGTAAGGGCTTTTTCATTGCCCTTTTTGCTACATTAGGCTACATTTTGCTACACTAGGTAATTTATACCTTGATCTTATGGAAGCAATTCAAGAAGAGGTTGTCTCAGAATCCTCCGAAAATTCTGTTGATAGTTTAACGCAAGGTGAAGGAAACCTTACAATGGCAGAACTCGCATCATCCTTGATGCAGAAACGCCAGACTGAGGAAACTGACACCACCGAAGAGGAATCTGAACCTGTTGCACAATCTACAGAGGAAGAGGAATTAGAGGATCAGTCTGCTGAAGAGCCGGATGAATCAGATGAGGAATCAGATGAGCCGCCCGTACAACCTTCAGAATGTTCTTTCAAAGTTTAAAGACCTGGATTTGGATTCATTGTCCGAGGAGGAGTCTAAGGAATTAGCCAAGCATCTCAATGCTTCTGCAATCAAGCGGTTTGGAAAGCTTACCGCGCAGAAGAAAGCGTTACTTGCCGAAAACCAAGAACTCCAAGCACAAGTTGAGCAAGCACCCGTGCCTGCTGAACAACCTGCATTCCTAAAAGATAATGCCCTGCATAATGTCAATGATGTCAATGCACTTACTAAGGAAGTAGAGAACCTCAACACGCTCATGGAATGGGCAGACGAGGGGATGGAAAACGAAGTGGAGTATGATGACGCTGGTAATGAATATGTGCTAAAGGATGGAGACAAGACTTACACCAAAGCTGATCTCAAGAGAATCAAAGCGAATGCAAAAAAGATCCTTCGCAAAGATGCTCCCGCAAGAGAAGCCTGGATAAAGGAACGTCAAGCATCCGACCAGCAAGCAATCCAAACTTTCGACTTCCTAAGTGATGGCGAGAGCGAGGATTACAAAGTGTTCATGCAGGTAAAGCAAAGCCCACTCTACAAGCCTTTAGTTGACCACCTACCCAATAGCAATTTTGCACTTGGACTTATGGTGGAAGGATTAAAGGCAGTAAAGGCAAAGCAAGCCAATGCAGGTCAACCCAAGAAATTGAAGAAACCAACTGCTCCTGTCGCAAGTGCAGAAGCAGGTGCAAGTAAATCAAGAACCGAGGGAAGTAAACAGAAGAAGGCTATACAGGCAGCTCATGCCAAGTTCGAGAAATCGGGTAACATAGCAGACTACCAAAATTACATAAAACTAAAGCGAGCAATCGCATAAATTTAAAACAAAAATAGGAGGATATATAAAATGGCTAAGAGTACTACGTACAATACAAGCGGAAATAAAGAGGATCTCACGTCGATAATTTCAACGTTAGAACCAGAATCTACGCCTTTCGTTTCATTAATGAAAAAAGGAAAAGCAACCGGGACATTCTTTGAATATCAGGTTGATAAATTAAACTCACCTGAGTTTGGTGGAATTGAAGAAGGCGAAGATGTTACTGCTTTCAAGAATCAATCTGCTGACCGCGCTCGCATCGGCAATTACGTGCAAAAGTTCCGTGATACATTCATGGTATCGGATCTNCAAGAGATGGTGGATACTGCTGGTGTCGCATCTGAATTTGCAAANGCTGAGTCNAAAGCAGTACGCAANGTAAAACGTTCAATCGAATCTGCATTTTGTTCTTCACAAGATCGTCAAGCAGACGCTGGAGCAGGCGCACCTTACAAAACACGAGGCATGTTAAAGTGGCTTGGAGTGGGTGGACAACCTGCTGATGTTCCTGCATTTGCACAAAATGTTGCTAATGACACAACAGGCACGCAGACCGAAACAACCTTCAATAGCGTTCTTCAAGAACTCTACGAAGCAAACGGAATGCCCGGTGGACAGTTGACCTTACTTGCAGGCCCAAGTCTCAAGAAGGAAATCTCAAACTTCTCCCGTCAGCTTGCAGCTACTAACGGAACTTATACAGTTAATCAAGACGCTGATTCCAAGAAAATTACTTTGTCAGTTAATATCTACGAAGGTGATTTTGGAAATGTGGCAATCGTTCCTTCTTTGTTCATTAACAGAACAAGCGGAAGTGACGCAGTTGACGCAGATGCAGGACTCTTAATTGATCCTGAGTATGTATCCATGATGTCCTTGAAAGCTGAGTCTGTAACTGAGCTTGAGAATCAAGGTGGCGGTCG